TTGTGCCCGAAACTCCTCAATCATCTCCTTGTTGCGTTGTCCCTGGGCTATTTGCTCGTCGGTAGGAATACCCATATAGAGTTCCTGCTCATATAGATCGGGGGGACCACCCTTTGCCATGTGCAAAAGTTCGCTGGCGTAGACGGGTCCGCCGCCCGCGAATGGCATGGCAAGTCCTTCCGCTCTAACCATTTCTTTCATCTTCGGAGTGATCTCTATGTTCCACACCTTTCCGGGAGTAAGTTCTTCTACAGATTCAGGAAAGGGCCAACCATCATGCTCCCTGGACCATTTTTCTACCACCTGACCCCGTAAGTGTTCTAAATCCTCCTTGGCCAAATACTTCGTAGAAACCGTTGCGTCCTTGTCCAACTCCTTTAGAACTTTTCTAGCGGCATTGCGTAAGTGCTTATCATAAAAAGGTATTAATTTCTGCCCTTCCTGGCCATATCGAGCAGCATGATCAAGACCCGTAGTCCAGGATATTCGATCATAGCCCTCCTCAACGGCCTGAGTTATGAGACGCTTGATGGCCAACTCCGGCCACGTTGTCTTGAAAGGAGCGTCGGGTATAGCCTCACTTTCCTTTTTTAGGCGGGCAAAGTTAATTATCTCTTCTGGTGAAGACAGAGCCTTTACCCTAGCATCTGCTGTATCAAGAGTAGTGACGAAATCGCCGTTTTTATCTCTAATGGTCCAAATTGATAGATTCCCCTCTTTTCTAGGGGTCCACCCAGAGGTATCAAAAGGAACGCCTTCCTTCTTGAAACCTACTGCCGCACCCTTTCGAAGCATGTCGCTTTGAAATTCATCTACATGTAAAGTCTTTTTCCCTGCCCCAAGTAAATTCTTTTTGGCATCATCAAAAATGTAACGTTCATTAATCCCAAAGCCGCTTAGTTCGGGTTTCGGTAACTGCTTTGCAGCATCATCATAAACAACTCGTTCATTAGTACGAACATGTACAATAGGGTTTTTCACTTCTGGCCAGTGTGGTGAATCCCAGCCAAGCTGGTTTTCCTGTAACTTAAGCAGACCAAGATATTCCTCTTTTTCCGCGTCAGAAAGAGAGCCCCTCGCCGCTCTAGTGCTTTGAAGTTTCCCTTTCACACGCTTATTGGTTAATTCATCAAGGCGCATGGTTTCTGCTTTAGTCATCCCTCGTCCTGCTAGATGAGGCATCGTTATATTTATTTCACGATGTTTGGTACCTCCAGGAGTTATTTCCATGGGCGCAAACCACTTCAGGGGACGTCCCAGGCGGCTATAGATTTCTGGATCCTGCCGCCCCATCATTACCGCGGTAACTTGCTCCTGAGACATTGATCGATACATATCGATTATACCTTCTTCAAGCTCTGCGGCTCGTTTAAATACAACGTCATGCTCATCAAATAATTTTCTTGCCTCGTCTAATTGACCACTGTCTTGAAGACGTTTACCTCGCGCCATCAAGTCTTCTGCTTTTTGATAAAGAAATTTTGGAGAAAGTCCGCCATGAGTTACTTCTTCCATCACAACGGGGTTGCTGCGAATCCACTTAACTATCTCGTCTTTCGTTACCTTAGAACGCCCCCCTACAAATTTATCCCAGTTCCTCCACTCCAGTTCACGGTCGATGAACCTCTTAGGACCAATCTTTTGTAACGCCGCCTTTGCCTGATCCATGTTGCCAAAACTTTTTTGCTCCAGGTTTAACGCGGCCTTCAAGGTGGGACTGTAAAAGCCCAAGTCGCTTTTTTCTGGTGCTCGCCCCTTGAGCGCAGAGATAATGCCGCGTCTTGCAGGACCCATAGCAAACATAGAACCAAGGCCCTTGGTCGCCGCTGTCTTTATCGGCGCTGCCGTACCCCCAGTAAGCGCGTCCAACATGCCGCTGGATATTGACTCAATACCACTAAGAGCAGCAGACCCGTAATTGCCCTCTTCAAATTGTTCCTGTGCCCGCTTCCACGCAGGCAATACACCGCCCATGGCCGCAAACTCTGAAGGGTTCTCTTCGAATGCGTCCCAAATTGCGCTGCCAACCTTTTTGCCGGTTTTCCCCAAGGACGTAACCGTCCCATAGGCCGGTCCCATTATACCTTGAAGTACCTTTGATACTTCTGACCGCTGTTCCGGGCGGGGCGGCATGGGCACCTCAGCCATAATACGCCTCAAACTTCACGGGCCGTGGCTCGTCGTCCTGGTAATCCGTCGGAAGCTGGACAAAATTGCCCTGCCGGTAGCGCATTAAAGCTTGTGTAGTGCTGTCCACCAAATCGTCATACTCCCCGTTGGGAAAAGCTGCACATTCTTCGATGACCTCTTCTGCCCACCGTTCATCAGGAGCCCAGATTGCACCAGATTCAAATAATGGCGAAATAGAGTGGACCCGCGATAACTTATCATTACCGCGACTAGGCGTAAAGTTCACCACAGGAATGCCGACATTTCGTAACTCATGGGTCAAAGGAAGTCCCGACGCTTTCGCTTCGATGATGACCGTCTCAGGGTCCCAAAACTTATATTGCTCCAACGCGATTGCCTTCAATTCAGGAAACTCCCAGCGGCCCTTTTTGGCGTCCAGCAATATCAAATTAGGTGGACCCCCCACCTCGTCAGGATAAAATACCCCCCACGTCGTTATCGCACTAAAGTCCGCCGTCTCCCGCTTACTATACGCCGTGTCGTAGCTCTGAATGACGTATTGAAGGTCAGGAACACTATCCTTGTCCCAAAGCCGCCACCACTCCCGCTTGAGGATCGATATCTCGTCGCCAACAGGGTTCTGCTGGTACTGGGCATTCCACTTATATGGCGGTACAGAGTACTTGACGCTATTAAGTTCCTCTATCGACCAAAACTCAGGCCAACAAGCTTGCCCGGACGGCAAAACCGCAGGAAGCTCTACTACCTCCCATTGGTCCGCTTTCGGGTCCTTCATCTGAGCGCGTACCAGTTGTCCCGTCATGTCCTTCTCTGACCAACGGGTCTGGACCAAAACAATTGCCGCTCCAGGCTGAAGCCGCTGACGAGGACCGCCAGTGTACCAGTCCCAGGCGTCGTCAAAGCCCGTATTGGACATGGCCGTCTGCTCCGAATGCGGATCGTCTATGACCAGTAAGTCCGCGCCACGGCCAGCTAAGTTCGAACCAACGCCCACGGCGTAGTACATGCCGCCTTGCCGCGTGTCCCACCGCCCAGCGGCTTTACTGTCTACCGACAATTGCGTGTCTGGGAATATCTCCCTGTAGTCCTCCTCCTCCAGAAGGTTCTTCACCTTCCGGCCAAAGTTTACCGCAAGCTCCGTGGTGTGCGTCGCCTGGATGATCTTCAGTTTTGGATTAAGCCCTATCATCCATGCGGGAAACAAAAAGCTGGCGAACTCAGACTTCGTGTGCCGTGGGGCCATGTTGATGATCAGGCGCTTCAGTTCGCCCTTCGCTACGCGCTCGAACTTCTCCGCAATCGTCCCATGGTGATGGCCAAAGATGAAATCCGGCCACATTGATCTAACGAAAGCCAAAAAGTTGTCCCGGCACTTGTCCACCTTCTCCAATTGCGCCAAGCGCAGTTGAAGCTTCAGCTTCTTATCAAAAAGCTCTGGGGGCCCCTGGAAGCTAGTACTCATTCTCAACGACCTCGGTTATACGGGTCCAATCCAACGGATCCTCAAATTCGGCCACAGGCTTTGCTCCCTTTACGCCGTCCATGGACAACGGTATCACAGCTTCGGGGGGATATAAAAAAAGTCGCGGTGTGCCCTCTTTTAGTTCCTGCCGAACAAAAAGCCACACGCTGGCATGTTCGTGTCTGCGAAAGAAGCCAACCTGATGCGGGGAAAGCCGTACCGAATTGTCTTTTGTGTACTTTAGTTCTATCAGATGAAAACGCCCCTTGGAATCACAAACTAGAATGTCAGGAACCCCCGGAAGAGCCCAACTCTCCAGCCTCGTCATTATCCAGTCCGCTTCGCTCTTCGCAATCCCCGTCTTCATCTTCCTCCAAAACCCCCCCTCGCTCTTCGTGGACGCCTCCGCTGGCATCGTTCTCGGGCTGTTCTTCGGCCTCTTCGGGCGTGACGTCAATAATGCCATCGTTAAAACCCTCTTCTATCTTCTTCAGTTCCGCCAAAACTTCTTCTTTGCTCATGGAGTCAATGCTGCCGTACCGAACCTCCGAACGGGAAACGTAAATGTCCCCCTGGGCCAAGCCGCGAGCTTTCTCTGCCTGTACCGCCGCAGAGTACGCCCCGTTCTGTATAGCGTCATCACGAATGTCCTTTAAATCCCGGACATGGCGCTCATACGTGACGCCATACTTTGCATCCAATTCCGCCTGCTGCCGCCGGATCTCGGCAACAACGTGCGGGGATATGTCTATGTTGGTCAACTCCCACGCACGAGAATGCGCGGATCGCGGGGCGTAGCCCGCGCGTATCGCCGCCTCCCTCATGGTTATCATACCATCATTAGCGACCAGTTCGCCCACGAACCGGCGTTGCATGGCTGTGAGTTTTCGGTCCACGCCTTTCGGTACGTTTCGTTTTTGTACAATTTTTTCGAAGTCCGTTTGGGTCACTCGACTGACAGGGTTATTGGTTTCAGACATCTCATACCTCCTGAAAATGAAAAATTTTTTACCCCCCAAAGGGGGCCCCTGAAGCTTCTTTATATACGAGTTATAGCATAAAAGGTCCAGTTCGTTTTTACCCTATATTGTTTGCGCGAAACATGCACCTTGTGCTCGGCGGCTACCGGCGCGGGCGCGCGCGGATTTTTGGCTGTTTTCCGCCATTCTCAAGTATTCGCTTTGCCCCGATAGTCACGGGCCCCTTGGCGCAAGTATCGGCCAAGTATTCATCGGCCGCCGGCCGCAGTATTCGGGCGGCGCCAGGCCGAATCTATTCAGCGTGAATACTTACGGCGATACTTGGCCCACGGGCCATGGTTCAAGTATCGCGGGCGAGTCTGATTCTCGCAATAACTGCAGGCCGCCGGAGCAGATCGGGCGCAATAACTGCAGGCCGCCGGAGCAGATCGGGCGCAATAACTGCAGGCCGCCGGAGCAGATCGGGCGCCAGGCGGATCGGCGCCAGGCGGATCGGCGCCAGGCGGATCGGCGCCAGGCGGATCGGCGCCAGGCGGATCGGCGCCAGGCGGATCGGCGCCAGGCGGATCGGCGCCAGGCGGATCGGCGCCAGGCGGATCGGCGCCA